GATGGGAAGAGCTATATGCTGTCCGGTGGCTCGTCGAACATCAGCGCCGAGGCGAGCCAGGCTGTAACCCTCGGCCAGACCCTGTTCTGCAGCGTCGTCGCGATGCAGGGCGCGGTCGCCTATGCTTGGTACGTCTCTACGGCGACGGGGACCGAGACCTTGCAGGCGATCACGACGATCAACAGCCTTGCCCTCAGTGTCCCGCTCAGCACCGGCAACCAGTCACAGACCGCGATTGCCGCAGACAATTCAGCCAACACCAGCTACGCATATGACGGGTTGTTGACCACTGCGCTCAAACCTGGATCGAACGCTTATGTCAACATCATGCCGACCGGCACAGTCGGCACAGGGACGTCGCTCACTGCGTCGGGCCGCGGCTCGGTGGTCGAAATTGACACGATGTTCCAGAAGATGTGGGACAATTTCGAGCTGTCGCCAACAGTCCTCTACGTCAACTCTCAAGAGCTGAAGAACATCACCAGCAAGGTGCTGTCGAACGCGTCCGGGCCGTTGCTGCGCTACGACTCGCCGGCAGACGGGAGCCAAGGTGAATATCATGTGACAGCATCCGGTGTAGTGCAGTTCTACTATAATCCTTTCGCCATCGATGGGGGGCTTCGGATCCCGATCAAGATTCACCCGCGTGTGCCGCCGGGCACGGTCATCGGCTGGGCCGAGAACCTGCCGATCCAATACCAGTCGAACGAGGTGCCGAACGTCGCCGAGATCAAGACCCGGCAAGACTACTATCAGATCGACTGGCCGATCGTCACCCGTCAGCGCCAAGTCGGCGTCTATGCCGAGGAAGTGCTGGCCGTATATGCACCGTTCGCAATGGGTGTCATCTGCAATATTGCCAACGGCTGACCCGAGTTCGTGACGATCTCTGATTTGGGCTGAAGGGAGTACTTCCGTGTCTGATCTTATCGCATTACGGGCCGTCTTCACGGTGTGGGATGCCGTCGGGCACGGGACGGAGCGGTACCCGCACGATCTCGATGGGGTCGTGCGGGTGCCGCGCGAGGCCGCCGTGCACCTTCTTCACAATGGCGGCTATGTCGTCCACGACAGCGGTATTCCAGCCACCCCGGACGATGGCGGTGCCCGGAGGCGCACACGATGACCACCGATGACAGCATGACGACGATCATGACTGCCGACGATCCGCTGGTTAAGGCGATGCAGGATATCCATCAGGCGTTGATGTATGCGACTCAAGCTTTCGGTTTGCAGGCGGCGCTGGAAGGGCTCGGCAATATTCTGGTCATAAACCTCGCGGCCGCTTATGGCGAGAAGGCGGCAATGACAATACTCGGCGAAATCGCCACAACTGCGACCCCGATCGCTCGCCAGTGGAGCGCTATCGCCGCGGCGGCGCATCACGAGCCGGGGCATGGGTGATGGCCAACTTTGCTCCGCCTGGGGCAAGCTTTGGCGATCTTACGACCTTGGCCGATGTTAAAGCCTGGCTGCAGACTGGACAGAGCGCATTTCCAACGACTGACGACGCGCTGTTGACGCGCTTGATCACCGCAGCGAGTCAATTTATTCAGACTTGGCTCAACCGTCAGATCGCCTCGCAGGATTGGGTCGAGATCCGCGATGGAATAGGGAATGCTCTCGGCCCATACGACCTACGATACCAATTCGGGGCATTCCCCGTGAGCGCTGTCAACCGCGTTGTCGTCGACGGCGTGACGATTCCGGCGATTCCGGCTTCCCCGCCGGCGCAATCCGGCCCGTCTATTGTCGGCACCTTTGCTACGCAGGCGGGCTACCTGTTTACCCCGACGCAGTTGGTGATCAGAGGATACGCTGTGCCGCGAAAGGCAGGATGCGTGACCCTGCAATACACCGCTGGCTATGCGGTAACCCCGCTCGACCTGGCGCAAGCCTGTATCGAGCTGGTGGCACTGCGTTACCGCGAACGTAGCCGTATCGGCGAAGTCGCCAGAGCGATCGGGGGTGGCGAAACGGTGTCGTATTCGCAAAAGGATATGAGCGATTCGATAAAAACACTGATCCAGCAATACCGCATCGTCGCGCCGATCACCGGATACCTAATGGCGGCGCCGACGCAAACCGATGCGGCAACGCTCGCCGGTGTCGCGTGATCACCGCCTATCTCGTCGGCGACGAGCAGTTGCTCGAGCGGTTGCGCGCGCTTCCCGAGGCCATCAATTCTGGGATGGCTCGCAGCATCACCCAGCTTGGGATCGACCTCCAACGCAATGTGCAGCAAGACAAGCTAGGCGGCCAAGTGCTCAAAAATCGTAGCGGAGCGTTAAAATCGAGTGTCGACCTTCGCGTCGCGCAAAGTGCCCGGGGGGTCACGGCGAATGTCTTCACCGACCTCCAATATGGCGCAGCTCAAGAATACGGTTTCGCGGGAACGGTCAGTGTCGGTGCCAGCCTGCGACGGATAAAGCAGGCTTTTGGGCGGCCGATTGCCGAGAAGACGATCAGCATCCGGGCGTACGATCGCCGAATGGACCTCCCTGAACGCTCCTTTTTGCGGTCGGCGCTCGAGGATATGACGCCAGCAATCCGCGAAGGGCTGGAGGCGGCTTTGGCGGAAGCGGTATCGCAATAATTGCGCGGGGCATCGGTGTCCCGCGGTAGGAATGCAGCCGATGATCATTAGGGAATCGATCTATGGCGCGCTCTGGTCGCTAGCAGCCGGTGCGGCGAGCTTTGCCAGCGCGAACCGCAGGCTCAGACATTGGGCCGATCTTGCTCCCGCCGAGCAGCCTGCGCTGTTCATGAGCGAAAAGGGCGGGCAGGCGGTTACCAGGTCTTTAGGGGCGCCGATCATATGGACGCTCTATGTCGATTTCTACATCTACGTCCATTCGAGCGATCCATACTTGGCGCCCGGAATGCTTTTGAACCCGCTTCTCGACGCGCTCGAAGCTGCGTTGGCGCCATCTCCGACGACAGGGATTCAGAACCTTGGATTGCCTGCAATGGTGCAGCATGCCTACATCTCCGGAAAGATCGAGACCGATGAAGGCGTGCTCGGCGACCAGGCGATCGCGATCGTCCCGGTAGAGATATTGTGTGTCTGACACAGCCGCCAAAACCACACCGAGCGTTTGAGGCCGGACACAATCCTGATCTCCCGCTCTGCAATATGTTCGTCTTGCGGTTCCCTCACCTCTCAATGAGCCCCTGCTGGTAGGAGTGTTTCGATGGCGGCGGAAGAAACCGGCGCGACCGGCACAACGTCTCGCGGAAGCCTCCCCCATCCTGAGGACCGAAGCTCGGGCGGGCCGAGGGGCGAACCGAGTTCTATCGACCAGCTGATCGAACGCTGGTGGGACGACCATTTCCCAGGCTCGTCAATCGCCCGCGATACCCAGGCTTGGAATGTCGCCCATGCCGCCAAAGAGACGCTGAAGCGGCTCCTAGTTCAAGCCCAGGACAAAGTTTTGAAAGGGAGTATCTGACATGCAATTGAGCTTCGGCTCGGGTGCGGTCTGGGGCGAGCGCACCGATGTGACTGGGTCCGGGATCGGCCCGCGCCAGTTCGGCGTGCTCCAGGACATCCAGATTGATTTCGATTGGACCGACAAGCCATTGTACGGGCAGCTTCAGTTCCCCGTGGCGATAGCCCGCGGCCAGGGCAAGATCACTGGTAAGGCGAAGTTCGCCCAAATCCTCGGATTGCTGTATTCCGACATCTTCTTCGGGCTGACCCCGGCCACCGGCCAATTCGCAGTCTCCCAGCTCGAGGCCGCCAGCATCCCGGCAGTGACCCCCTACACGGTGACGGTCGCCAACGCAGCCAATTACAACGACGACCTTGGCGTCGTCTACGCCGCCACCGGCAAGCGCTTCACCCGCGTGACAACCCCTTCTGCAGCCGGTCAATACTCGGTAAATTTCGCTACGGGAATCTATACCTTTGCATCCGCCGATGCGAGTGCTGCCGTACTGATCTCTTATACCTACAACTTAACGACATCGGGCAGCAAGCTCACTATTACGAACCAAGTGATGGGGACGACGCCGACTTTTAAGGCGACATTCTACACAAACTATGCGGGGAGCGGGACTGCGTTACGCCTCAACGCCTGCATGGCCGACAAGTTGTCACTGCCGACCAAGGTCGACGACTGGACGATTCACGAGCTCGATTTTTCGGCTTTCGCTGATGCTTCCGGGACGATCGGCTATCTGAGTACGGTGGAGTAATGCTTCCCGGCGTGACGATTGCGATGGGCGGTCGGGATTGGCTGGTGCCGCCGCTCACTCTCGGCCAGCTGCGCCGGCTGATGCCCAAGGTGCGGCAATTGACCGAGATCGGCGCATCGATGGGTGAGACGCAGATCGGCGTGCTCGTCGAAATCGTCGCCACCGCACTGCAACGCAACTATCCTGAAGCAACCGCCGACATGGTCGAGAACCTGCTCGATCT